CCGTAAAGTTTCGGTGAAATTTCACCAGCACTAAATGATTGCTTTATTGCATACATTTCAAACCCTTAACTTTTTTGTGGGTGAAATTTCACCGGGCGTCCAAAAATGTCGTGAAGCGGTTTTGCGCCCGCGTATGCCCTTCTTCCGCATCGGCCCGCCCCGCGGTGTTGATTTGCTGCTGGTACATCTGTGTCATGCCCTGGACGATACTTTCTTTGCCCGTAAGGGGCATCGCCAGTTCCGCGGCCAGGCGGTAACTTAAAGCCATGGCAAACATGGGGTCGAACTGCCCGGTCTGCGTGACCTGCGCGATGTAAATCAGAATCGCGTTTTCCTGATCCGTCAAAACCACCCGCCCCTGATAGGCATTCATTCGCAATATCCGAAACTCTATCGGGTCGATGTCCAGCCCGCCCCGGTCGATTTCTATGGCCCGGAGGCAATCGGCGGGATAAACATAAGCGTAGGCGAAGCGGTAAAGGTCGGCGTCATCGATGGCGACCGACGCCAGGCGGGCGTGGGTCAAGGCGAAATTCCAAGCGTGGTCGCGCAAAACCTGATCGCGGCATGGAGCGTAAAGGCGCCGGCAAAGCTGCGCCTCTTTGCTTGTTTCGCTCAATTCCGCAATGCTGGTGGCCCCGATGTGGTCCAATGCCAGGCGGCAAATCTCGGTTTCGGTCATAGGTCCCCCGTAACTGCGTTATTTCACTGCGTGACGTATTGCGTGTGCCACGCAGTGATTTATTGCGTTATTTCACGCAGTTTATTATTGCGTTGTGCTAACCGTTGGTCTGCCGATCCTTGATCAATCCCGCCTTTACCGTGCCGGTGGTGGGGGTACCTGTCACAACAAAGTTGAGGCGGGTATACACGTCGATGTGCTGCGGCAGGGTTGACAGTGCAAACTGATAACCCACGGCTGCCGTGGTAACGGCGTTGGTCGTCACCAGATTAACGGCGGTCCCGAAGGCTTCGTCCGAATCCGTTTGCAAAACAACCTGAAGGGTCCCGGCGTCAAAGGCTTCGGTGACCTGCACAAGAATTTCCACCGGCTCACCGGGGCCTAAGCCGGCGACGGTGTGGTCAATCACGTTGGTGGATACAGCGGTGGCGGTAATCGCCTGGTCGTCGCTGTATAGATTTTCTGCGTCGATAAACATGGCGGTAAACTCCTATGATGATATAGCCGTCCGCCGGCATAAGGGCCGCACAAGGCCCGACACCCGTGCGCCGGTAAGCCTTATGCCGGCGGCGGCAAATTCGGTTTAGGTGATTTGGGCTTCGGTGTTCAAAATGGCGTCGCATTGCCGGATCGGGATGCCCTGAAACATGGTGGTAGGCTGCCCGCCGTAATCCTGCAAGGTAAGATTCACGTTGGCCTTTTCAGAAATCATGATGTCCAACCACGTTTTTACGGTTCGGTTGCAATAAATCGACATTTTTCCCATGCCCATGGTGGGAAGCAGGTTTTTTGCCTGGATCAGCAGCCGGATAAGGGCGGCGCTGTTGTCGGTGCCGGCCCCGAAGGTGGCCAGGTCGGACACATCGATATTGGCCACCCTCACGCAATAGCGCCAATCCCTTACGCTCATGCCAAGGTCCCATTTGTAATGGGTCCGGTAGCCTTCGTAATTGTTGCCGTTTGAATCCTGTAGGGTGACCTGGCCCTTGTCGTTGTGTTGGAGTCCGACCTTGGACCCTTTTGGAAAAATCATATGGCAGGTATTTTCGCCCCACGTCACAAGCCACATGGATGTGTTGTCCGCCCCCGTTCCGCCGGCATCCAGAATGTTGGCGCCGCTTGCCGCGGACAGGCTGGAATATCGGGGGGACAGGCCCAAAAATCTTTCCGGGTATGCTTCGGTGTCGCCGTAAAAAATAGTGGTGGCCACGGTCTGATTCATGGCCTCAAGAAACGGCGTGTCTTCACTCATTCTGAATTGAGCGGTGTTGCCGTTCAGGTCCGCGATGGACTTATCCACTTCGCTGTAGCCTTCCAGCATTCCGCAAGTGTCGGTGACCTGATAGGTGACGGATTTACTTGTCGGAACACCGACGTTTAATTGCCGCCATGCCACGGTGGGAAGTCCGCCGCGCATGGTGGTGCGGTGTCCGGTGGGCAGGTTGCCTTCCACGAATATAGCTTCGGTAAGGACTTCGTTTTGTTTTGTGAGGACTTCAACTATCCCCGCGATTTTCCCGTCCGGGTCAAGCCGCTTGGCTTGCTCGCTGATAGTTATATTTGTGTTTCCAATGGTTGCCATGGTTATTTTCTCCTATTATGCCAAATCAGGATAAAGTTTTTTTGCCAAAGATACTGGGGCCGACCGTGCTTCACCGTCTTTAAAGGAATCTTCTTCCATTAATTTGCCGATTTTGAAAAAAGTCCTTACCATCTCCGGGTGGTCGGACAGACCGGAGTCATGGAGAAGCTGCCTCATCTCAATGCCCGCAAACCGCGCCAGGGCTTTGTTGGCCAGGCCCAAATTTTTTTGAAGGTCCGGCCCGCCGAATTCCTTGTCGGTTTGCATCTGCTGTACCCATTCGGCCCGTTGATCCGCCATGGCTTTGACTTGCGCGTCCTTGAGCATCGCGGTTGCCTGCTGATTAATTTCGGATTGAAGATCGATCAGCTTTTGCGCTTGCTCCTGCGATAAGTTCAATTCTTTGGCTAACGGTACGAATTTGTTTAAGTTTTCTTCACTTATTTCTATGCCTTCAGGCAGGTTGAATGCTTCGTAATTCTCCGGGGCGCCCTGCGGGGGCTCGCCGGTGTCGGGCGCGTTGTTATCGGCGGGCGGGTCGCCTTCCGCCGGGGGCGGATTCAGGGTGGAATAACTTGTTGAAGCGTCCTCGCCCGCCGGGGGGGTATCCGAAGGCGCCGGGTCGGTGTTGGGTGCGGCTGCCGCCGTTGCGGGATCGCTCATTTTTCACCACCTTGATCCCGGCTGAATACAACCGCCATTTTGTCCGGGGCGGCCATGGCCAGATCGCCCATGATAAGCAGCCCCATGTTCCGCATCCCCTCCCTGAATTCGATGGCCGTATCGTCTGCTCTGAAACTGCTGGAAAATATCCCGCTGATTTTAACCATGCGCTTAAAAAATCGGATGCCGGCATCGCTTCCGGCGATGTAGCGCACGTCTTCAAGTTCCTGCAATCTTGCAAGCTGCGCGGCTTTTTCCAAATCTGCGCGGCGCTTCTCTTCTTCTTCCATTGTCAGTTCTTTTTCTTCCTGCATATCTTTTCCTTTGTCGGGTTTATTGTCTTGGGGCGGCGGCGCCCATGTTGGGGGCGAACCCGCCCATCAGGGCGGTCAAGGCGTTGTTGCCGCCCGTGTCGGTTTCTGAAAGGGTTTTGGCTCCCTGCGCCAATTGGGTGCCTTGTTCCATCATTTGCTGCTGTTGAATCTGCTGCGCCCGTTCCTGCCGCATGGCCTGTACATCTTCGTCGGGGACGATGAGTTTCGGCGGCACCCCCACCATATCGGCGTAAATATCCACGGCTTCATCCTGATCGAACTTATCAAGAACTTCCGGTTTGACCGTGGCCAGATTGCCCACAAATGCGGCGGTCTGCTCTATTGCGGTAATGCCCACCATTTTTTGCGCTTGGGCTAACAGGCTGATATATTCAACTTCCAACTCCATGCCCTGCATTTCCTTCGGGGCCGGTGGGATCAGCGGCGGCCAGGCGTCCAGCATGATCTGAAAGGTTCTGTCAATGGCAAGGTCCAACAGTTCGGGCTGTATGCGTTCGATGACCGGGCCGAGCATAAGAAGTTTTTCTTCGTGGCGTTCCATCACTTCGGTGGCGGTCATGTTCTTTGGGGATTGGGACAGCATCAGAAAAAGGTCGGAAAACAGCCCTTCGCGGATCGCGGCTTGTACCCGTTCGATTTTGTATTCAAGATTCGAAAAATCCAGGGCGACCTGATAGGCCGGCGTGAATGTGGCGCCGGACCCGCCCATGGTGTCGATGTAGTTCACCCCGCCGGGGATCGTCAAAACGCTTTTGCCCTTTAAGGTCAAGGGCGCGTTCATGGGCGGATCAACCATCTTGTCCAGGGCGATGAGGCTTTTCTTCTGCATTTTCTGGAGCATTTTGATGTCGCCAAGGGTTTCCATGCCGGGGGACCTGCCATAAACTTCGTTTCCGGTGACCTCCCACCGCGGGGCCATTACAGGAAAACTGTCGTAACCGGATTCGGACAAGAACTTTCCGCCGTGACTGGCGTACTCGAACACCACGCTTCGGTAAGGCTTGTTCCTGGCCTCAATCAGCCACGGCTTTGCCTCCGGGTTGGGCTCGATCACATGCACCAGGCGGATATAAATATCGCCGTTGCCGTTGTTGTACATATTTTTTGTGCTGACGCTTACGTTATCTTCGCCGTAAGCCTCCACCACGTTTCTGACCGGCAGCCAGTAGTTGCGATAGATGGAATCCACGCGATAAGTCGGCCCGATGGCGAGATAATACTCCCCGATGGTAAACCCGTAACACCGAATAACGCTGTCGTAATCCGCATCGATGCTCATGGCCGCCGTGCCGAAGGCGGCCAGGTCTTTGTAAAGGGAATGGGTGACGTTGTAGAAGTTGGACCGCTGAAAGATGTGAAGCATCATCTTCCTTACTTCTTCCAACCAGTTTTTGACCTGCCAACGGTCCTGCAATTGCTTATCGGGGATGCCCAACTTGAACCAGGGACGCGCCGGGGAGGTGAGCCCGCTCTGCATTCCGGCGGCCAGGATACGCAAGGCCCTTCCGCCGGTTGAATCGATGATTGAATTATGCAGTTTTGCGCCGTCGTTCTGCGATGCTTCGGTACTCAGGAATTGACTTTTGCGGGGGCAAAGAAATTCGTTGATTTCTTCATAGTGCGGGCGCCACGACTGATAACGGCGTTCAAGGTCCGCCAGGCGGCGCAGATAGGCTTTTACATCGGTTTTGCTTTCCATCACTGCCCCATTTTCGTGGGCGCCGCCGTCGCCGCCGGCCCGGTTAAAATCGTTGACTGAATCCCGGCCATGGCCGCCCGCCGCCGCTCATCTTCCTGATTTCTCACGCGGCTTTTTCTCTCTTCGATTGATTTTTCGATCTTGGGGGCTTCAGGGGCTTCAATTTTGGGGGACGATAGGCACATGCTATAAATCTCCGAATAGATCATAACTGTTAATGGTTGTATGCGTTTGGCCCGCCTGTACATGATCGCGGGCAATGGGGAACGCGAAGGTCAATGCCAGGGCGTCTGCCCCGTCCGGGCTTTTAAGGCCGCGCTTTTTTATTTCGGCTTTTCTTTCCAGCTTGACCCTTGATCGGATATCGTAAGTAAAGGACGGGGCCACAATATCGGCATGAAGGGCGTCATCGTCTGGAATGCTTGGAATTTCCTGTTTGTCGGTAAACCAGTTTTTCATCTCCCCGTACATTTCGGCCCGCTTGTTGAAATATCCGTCCGAAAAGTCCGCCGCGGCCCCGAAGTTGATCACCCGGATACGCTCATCGAATCCGGCTTCGCGCAGCATCCCCGCGATTTCCCACCCGCCGCCGCCGTAGTCGATAAACAGCATGTCGATGTGGGGGGCGGCCTTGAGTTTTCTTATGCAGTAGGCAACCTTTTCGGGAAATCCCTTCATGTCGGAATATTCCAGCCCGAAGGCGTTTAATCCCTGGCGGTATATGAATGCGTCCCGGTCTTCACCGTCCCTTGACGGGTCGAAACCGGCGACAATGGCGCCGTAGGATCTGTGCTTGGTTTGTTTGCGGGCGATGAGCACGAATTCGGTGGGAATGTAGGATTCTATTCCGGTGGTCTGGAAGGCTTCGTCGGGGGTTGCGGGGTACTCCTGTTTGAACAATAACGGGTCCCGCAATTCGATGATTTTATTGCGGCGCCATGCCATTTGCCTGAGTGTCAAATCGTAAAGGTCCCGGTAGTTGCTCTCTTCATCGCTTAAACTGAAGCCTTCCGGGGGGGCTGCCTGGTATTCCCGTTGCCAGTACCAGGGGATGAAAACGGCGATATACTCCGACGCGCCGACAACAGCTTCCTGCCATTGCTGGTGATAAAAATTGCCGAGGCCGTTGGCCGTACTTTCAAGAAGGATTTCGGTGTCGGCTTTTTTCGGAACCGCTTGCAGAATGCCCGCGGCGTGACTGTCGGCGTGGGGCCAGAAGGCGACCTCTGAGCCATGAAATAGCTGAATCGTTGAAGACCTGCCCACCCCCTTGGTGCCGGCAGTGCCGACCCGATACCCTGAATCCAGCCCGTCGAAGATCAGTTCCTTGCGGTTGCTCGCCCCTATGCGCGGGGCAAACTCCGAGTGGATCGATTCATGGTAGCGCGACACCATGTCAAACAGGTTTGTTGTGGCATCCTGTTCATGGGTTAAGATGTAAGTTCTTATGCCGCGGTGGTGGGTGGTGCGGTGGTAGAAGCGCCCGCCGATGTAGGTAGAGCAGCCTTGCTGGCGGCCCTTAAGGATCACGGCGCGGACCCGGCCCGTCTTTTTACGTTGATCTTCAAGGCGGCAGTGAAGGTGTTCCTGGGCCGAGTTGAATATAAACGGCTTTATCGCGCCGCTCTTGGTGCGGATTTTTAAGAAATGTCTAGCGTATAACTGTAAGTCGTTTTGTAGTTGCCGGCGGAAGTTCATCTTCCGCGCTTCTGCCGCTGTCATTCGCATCCAATTTTTCCGCTGCACGGTCAAGCTCAAGTTTTTTAACCCAATCCTCTTGAGTTTCCATATGCAGTGTGGTTTCGGTTTGGCGCATGTCGGGCAGAATCTTCTTTAAAACGTGGGTCATCAACTTTGAGTCATTCCATGCCAATGTGACGACCCGGTGCCAAAGTTTTTCGCTCTGTTCCCGCTCTACTTGTCTGATGGCCTGATAGAGTAGTTGAAGGTTTTCGTCGCGGGAACGCGGTTTCTTATCGACCGACCCCTTGGGGCGGCCCATCTTTTTTTTTGGCTTTGGCTTATCTGGCATCTTAATATACCGTTATAATACAGCTTTTAACCTGAGTCACTACTTTTTGTTTTTTTTCGCTTGGCCGGCGCGTCGGTTTTGCCGGCCTTGATCATCTCAATGTATACGGCGATTTGCGCCACGTTCTTATCCAATGCGGCATAAGAATTACTGAGTGAGTCCAGTTTATCAAGCGTTTTTATTGCGTTTTCGTCTGATTTTCTTATCGCCGTGAAAACAACATCGCGGTTGCTGTCGCATGTTTTGCCGTCAACGAGATTCAAGCAGCCGCGTTCACCAAAAATAATCTGGCGGGTACTTTTCAAGTCCTTTTCGATGTTAAAAAGTCTGTTTTTCGAATAAAAAAAGACACTTATAATACTTGTAAGGAAACTTCCAAGATAGATCAAATCTTTGACCGTAAGTGTCATCACCAC